TCTCGTGCGTTAAAGGCAGAGTACTCACTAGAGCTTGCTCAAGACCTTAAGGCAATCCACGGATTGAATGCTGAAGCGGAATTAGCAAATATTCTCTCAACAGAGATCCTTGCTGAAATTAACCGTGAAGTTATCAGAACAATCTACAAGATTGCTGAACAGGGTGCTGCTGCTAACACTGCAACTGCTGGTACATTCGACTTAGACGTTGATAGTAATGGTCGTTGGTCTGTTGAGAAGTTCAAAGGACTTCTGTTCCAGATTGAAAGAGATGCAAACGCAATCGCACAAAGAACTCGTCGTGGAAAGGGTAACATGATCCTTTGTTCCGCAGACGTTGCTTCTGCTCTAACAATGGCTGGTGTTCTTGATTACACACCTGCTCTTAATGCTAACCTTAATGTTGATGATACAGGCAATACATTTGCTGGTACATTACAAGGTAAGTACAGAGTATACATCGATCCTTATTCTGCTAACGTTGCTGCTGATCAGTATTACGTTGCTGGTTACAAGGGTTCTTCACCTTATGACGCTGGACTGTTCTACTGCCCATACGTTCCTCTACAGATGGTTCGTGCAGTTGGTCAGGACACCTTCCAACCAAAAATTGGCTTTAAGACTCGTTACGGAATCGTAGCCAATCCATTTGCTGAAGGTACTGATCAAGGTCTTGGTAGACTAAGAGTTAACTCTAACCGCTACTACAGACGTGTTAAGGTTGCTAACCTAATGTAAGCGAGACGCTTATATATCTTACAAAGACTCTTCTTCGGAAGGGTCTTTTTTTTGTCTGCTAAATATTACAGTATGTTAAGTTTTAGTAAACAGTGGAAACTTTAAGAATGACCTCAATGATTTTGAGTGAGGTAGTAGTATTATCAGGTATGTTCTTGCTTATGATGTATAGTATGAAAGAATAAATAGAAGAGTAATAGGTATATTATAATGTCTACTCCTTGGTCAAACCAAATCAAAAACAGGAATTATCTATCTCCTGTCGGATTTAAATTTTTAATAACCAAAGCACCGAAGGCAGATTTCTTTTCTAACTCTGCTTCAATTCCTGGTATTAATTTAGGGTTTGCATTGCAGCCAGGATATTTAAGAGATATTCCTGTTGCTGGTGATAAATTAACCTTTGATGATTTTACTCTAAGTTTCTTTGTTGATGAAAACTTAGAAAACTATATGGAAGTACAAAACTGGTTACGTGGTTTAGGTTATCCAGATAGTGTACAAGAGTTCATTGATTTAAAAAGAGATGATACTTATTTACCAGATCCAAGGGCAAATAATGCACTGAATGAATATTCAGATGCTACTCTGATAGTTTACAATAGCAGTTTTAATGAGATTGTAAAAGTAAGATTTAGGGATGTATTTCCTGTTTCTCTATCAACTATTAACTTCGATGCTAGTGCTGGAGACGTAGATTATGTTACGGCCGACGCTACTTTTAAGTATTCTATATATGATATAGAAGTGATGTAATTTTTGTTTTTTTATGAACCTTGATGAAATTCAGTCGTTATGGGATGCAGATTCAAAGTTAGACCCCGATAATCTACATACGGTGTCAACTGATATACCTGCACTACACGCAAAGTATTATAGAATCTTAAATCGAATACTTCTCCTTAAGAAATCAGAGGAGAATAAATTTAAGATGCTAAAGAAAGAGAAGTGGCAATACTACACTGGTAAAGCAGATCCAGAAGTCTATATTGATAAACCTTTTGACCATAAGGTTTTGAGGCAAGATGTTGATAAATACATGGACGCAGATGAGGATTTAATTAAGCAACTCTCTAAAATAGATTACTACCAAGTAATGACAAGTTATTTGGATAGCATTCTAAAGACTATTGGAAATCGTACTTATCAAGTTAAGAATGCGATTGAATGGCAGCAGTTTATTAGAGGATACAGTGACTGACATTACCATACGAAAAAAGAATGAAGTATATGTGACTGTAAAAACAGAACCACATATAAGTCAGGAATTATCAGACTTGTTTACGTTTGATGTTCCTGGTGCTAAATTCATGCCTCAGTACCGTAGTAAGTACTGGGATGGTAAGATTCGTTTGTTCTCTCCTGCAACTGGAGAAGTATATGTTGGGTTAGTAGATAAGATTGTTAATTGGGCAAGAAAGTCAGAGTATAGCTTAGAGTTTGAGAATAACAAACACTATGGCACACCATTTGAAGAGAATGAAATAATAAGTCGAGAAGGAGTCAAAGATTATATGACTCGTATATCAAAATATAAACCAAGAAGTTATCAAGTAGATGCTGTATATGATGCATTAAAATTTAATCGTAAACTTCTCATATCACCTACTGCATCAGGTAAATCATTAATGATCTATGCTGTAGTAAGATATTTTGTAGAAAAGAAAAAGAAAGTATTACTAGTTGTTCCTACTACATCATTAGTAGAACAGATGTTTAAAGACTTTGAGGATTATGGATGGGACGCAGAAAAATATTGTCATAAAATATATTCTGGAAAAGAAAAGACAAATGAATATCCAGTTACAATTACTACATGGCAATCAATCTATAAATTGAAAAAACCATTCTTTAAAGATTTTGAAGTAGCAATAGGAGATGAGGCTCATTTGTTTAAATCAAAATCCCTTGTAAGCATCATGACGAAGATGAATGATGCGAAATATAGATATGGGTTTACTGGTACTTTAGATGGATCACAGACGCATAAATGGGTCTTAGAGGGATTGTTTGGTCCATCATACAAAGTAACTCAGACTAAAGAACTAATTGATAAAGGTCATCTATCCAAATTACAAATTCATGTTTTATTATTGAAGCATAAAGCACAGAAATTTGAAACATATGAGGATGAACTACAGTATATTATTGGTCATCCCAAACGTAATAACTTTATTAAAAATCTTGTATTAGATCTTACAGGTAATACTTTAGTCCTATTCAGTAGAGTCGAAGCACATGGTGAACCACTTTACGATTTAATAAATAATTCTGTATCGGATAATCGTAAGGTATTCTTTGTACATGGCGGTGTTGGTGCCGAAGAACGAGAATTAGTCAGAGAGATTACCGAACAAGAAAAAAACGCAATCATAGTAGCATCTTATGGAACATTCTCCACAGGAATTAATATTAAAAATCTTCATAACGTCATTTTTGCTAGTCCCTCTAAATCCAGAATCCGAAATCTTCAATCGATTGGTCGAGTTCTAAGGAAAGGAGATAACAAGACACAAGCAGTTCTTTATGACATAGCTGATGACATTACTTATAGTTCACGTAAGAACTATACATTAAACCATTTAATTGAACGAATCAAAATTTACAATAATGAAAAGTTTAATTATGAAATAGTACAAATAGATCTGAAGGAAAATGGATAAGAAAGAAGAAGAATTTTTAGGAGTAATTAAATTAGTTTCTGGTGAGGAGATTTTATCTAAGATATGTCCATGCGAAGAAGAAGATACAACTATTTTAATACTCGACTCGCCCGTAACTTTTGAAACAGTACAAATTCGCCAGATGGGAATGGGTGCAGTAAGAGTCAATCCTTGGTTAGAAATGGCCAATGATTCTGTTTTAGTTATTGATATGAAAAAAGTTATTACTGTAACTGAAGTATCTGATGAACAAATAATTAAAATCTATGAAAGATACATAAAAGACAAAGATAGAGATAGTAATGAATCACCTGCTGATCAAGATATGGGATTCTTAAGTTCTATATCTGATGCCCGAATATTCTTAGAGAAGCTTTATAAATCTAGCTAATATATCTTCTGAACCCTGACAGAGTTATTATATTCATATTTTTATACCTTGTCAAGCCCCGTGATTTTGTGTTATAATAAATTGATAAATGAATAAGTACAATGGGAAGATTTTTAAACCCACAAGATTTAGGTGAATACTCGGAAGCAATATCCGATCATGTTGAGGATCCTAATATCTTTTCTACCTTTATTGAGACTGGAACTGCATATGGACAGAGTATAGATGCTATCTATCAGTATTTTGAAAAGATTTTTACTGTTGAAATATCAGAACAATTATATGAATGGTTAAGTCCAAAGGTTGGTCATTGGAGTAATGTAGAACGTGTGTTGGGTGATAGTTTAATTGAAATCCCAAAATACTTAAATAGTTTAACAAAAGAGAATCATGTTTTCTTTTGGTTGGATGCTCACTGGTCTCAAGGTCTTAGTTCTAAAAATCATTTAGATGTACCCTTGTTAGAAGAGTGTAGTATAATTGATAAAGAATATCAAGCTGACTTAGGTTTGGTAGTTATCGATGACGTTAGACTGTTTGAAACTGAACTTGATGAAGATTGGTCTGGTGTTTCTAAAGATAATATCCTCAAATCCTTTGAAAACTTTGATATAGTAGTCACAAAGGAAATTGATGACAGGTTACTTTTGTTGATTAAACGAAAATGATGTGTTATAATGTAAACAACTAGCACAGGAAGAGAATGCAATGGTTAGACGTACTAAGAAGTCGGAGCATTATGTAAACAATAAAGAGTTTCTTGAAGCACTTATTGTATACAGAGGTAAATGTGCAGACGCAGAAGAAGCAGGGAAACCACGTCCTAGAATAACAAACTATCTTGGATCATGCTTTTTAAAGATTGCTACTCACTTATCATATAAACCAAACTTTGTAAACTACATGTTTAGGGAAGATATGATTTCTGACGGAATTGAGAACTGTGTTCAGTATATTAAAAACTTTGATCCTGAAAAGTCTAGAAACCCATTTGCTTATTTCACTCAAATTATTCATTATGCCTTTCTACGTAGAATTCAAAAAGAGAAACGTCAGATGGATATAAGATCTAAAATTATTGAAAGGTCAGGTTTTGATGAAGTGTTTAGTGCAGACGGAGATTACAATACATCAGATTACAATACCATCAAGGAGAACATCCAAGCAAAACAGTATTCATGAGATTAACACAAGAAGTCATTGATAAGATTCAATTAGCAATGACACACACCAAAATGAATGGTGAAACCAACTGGAAAGATGGGGATGAGATTGATGTGTGTCTTGGTGGCACATTTGCAGGAGATAAATTTATCAGTATAATAAACAGAACAAGAAGCAACACAACCAAAAAATGAAAATTGCTTTAATAACTGATACCCATTATGGGGCTCGAAAGAGCAGCAAACTTTTTCATGACTATTTTCAAAAGTTTTATGATGATATTTTCTTTCCTACAATCAAGGAGAGAAAAATTAAGAATGTAATTCATCTTGGAGATTCATTTGACAATCGTAAGAATATTGATTTTTGGGCATTGAATTGGGCAAAGGAACATGTATATGATAAATTTAAAAAGTTAAATGCCAAGGTTTATACTATAGTCGGCAATCATGATGTTTATTATAAAAATACAAATCAAGTAAATGCTGTAGATTCTTTATTAGAATCATACGATAATATTGTTAGATATGTTGGCCCATCTGAAGTAGATATAGATGGTTTTAAAACATTACTTCTTCCTTGGATATGTCAGGATAATTATGATGACTCTATAAAGGCAATTAAGAATACTAAATCAAAAGCAGCATTTGGTCATTTAGAATTGAATGGATTCCAATTATTTCCTGGAATGGTTCAAACAAATGCACACATGAATATAGATGTTTCGGTATTTACGAAACTAGATGTAGTGTTTTCTGGACACTATCATACAAGATCAAATGATGGTAAGGTATTTTATTTGGGTAATCCGTACCAAATATTCTGGAATGATGCAGGAGATAGAAGAGGATTCCATATATTTGATACAGAAACCTTTGAATTGGAGTTTATAGAGAACCCTTATAATATTTTTGAGAAGGTATATTATGAAGATACTAATTCCAAGTTATATGATGCAAGGTATTTGAAGGATAAGATAGTCAAGGTTATCGTTCGTAAGAAATCTAGTCAATTAGAATTTGATAAGTTTGTTGATAAAATTGATAAAGCAGGTTGTTATGATCTTAAAGTTGTTGAGAATTTTAGTATTGATGATGAAGAGGTAGAGTTTTCCTCCGATGAAAATGCAGATACGCTAACACTTTTAAATAAATACATTGAAGAGTCCGAATTTGATTTAGATAAAGAAGTAGTGAAAAACATCATGAAGGACGTTTACAGGGAGGCTTGTGAGTTCGAGTAATGTTTGTTCTTGCTATACAAGGAAAAGAGCATGAGGGTGCATATGCTGTCACCGATCCTGAAGGTGAGAAGGCATTGTATCTTTTTGAGGAAGAAGATGACGCTGTTCGGTATGGTGGATTATTGGAAGCAGAGGATTATCCACCAATGAGTATCATGGAAGTTCCCGACCAGCTTGCAATAAACACCTGTAACATGTATAATTATAGGTATGTAATCATCACTGAAGATGATTTTGTGATTCCACCAAGAGCGAATGATTTTATTCAAAAAGATAAGATGGCGTAATTTCCTCTCTACTGGAAATCATTTTACTGAAATTAATTTAAAGGAATCACAAACTAGTCTTATTATTGGTACTAATGGTGCTGGTAAGAGTACTATATTGGATGCTCTTACTTTTTCTTTGTTTAATAAACCATTTCGTAAGATAACAAAGGGGCAGTTAGTTAATACAGTAAATGAGAAAGAATGTTTAGTAGAAGTAGAATTTGATATTGGAAAAACAGAATGGAAAGTAGTAAGAGGAATAAAACCAAATATATTTGAGATTCATAAAAATGGAAGTGTACTCGATCAGGCTTCTGCAGCGACTGATCAACAAAAATGGTTGGAAGA